CATTGTCGGTCGTGACCATCGGCAGATCCAGATTCAGGACCGAGCCGTCCGCCGTCCCCGCGTGGCGCGCAACAACGCCGCCGATGGTATAGTCCGCCCCCGCATCGATGAAGCGTACACGGACCAGACCCGGTGCCACCTCCACCTCGCGCACCGTTTCGATGGAGTCGCCCCGTTCGGGAAACGCCAGGTCCGCCTCGCCCAGCTCGACCCGGTTCCCGCGCGGAAAGACAGCCAGCCGGCCGCCACGCTCGGCCACCTCCAGCCCCAGCGCCAGCAGCAACGGCGACAGGGCCGCAGCCCCCGTCATCGGGCGCTCGATCAGATAGCCTTCGATCACGCCGTCGACCTGACCCAGATCGAGGTCCTCCGGCTCTAGGCCGACCCGTGCGGCAATGGCGGCAATCAGGTCCGCCGCCTCGCCGTGCAGCCGTCCGTTCAGCCAGTGGCCGGTGCGCCAATTGGCACCGTCGGCCCAGACCTCGGTTCGGGCCGGAAAATCGGGGAACGGTCGCGCGTCCCAGCACCAGGCATCCATGGCCTCAAGCATCCGCCCCGCATAGGCTGTCGCCTCGGGATTGACGGCAGTGTCGTCGAACCGGGCCAGGGTCGCCTCGATCAGCCGGCGCTGAACCAGATCGTCGCGCTGCCCGCTGGAATAGGGAGGGACCGAGCTCTCGGCGCTCTTGGGGTCGAGGAACAGATTGGGCGCATTGGCTCCCCTGTCGACGGCCGCGCACCCGAACTCGATCAGCCGCACCGGCTTCATCCCTGGCGTCCAGGCCGTCGCGGTGGCGCTGCGCTCGCCGGCGATCCGGTCGTGGTGGGCGTGGCCCCACCAGCCGGAAATGTCCTTGGCCCGCCACACCCGGGGTTCACCATGTTCGCCGTCGGTGATCGGGGTCCGCGCCTGGTCGTCGCGCGCCGCATCGCCGGCATAGAACCAGTCGCAGGCTTCGCCGGCCTGGACCCGTTCAGCCAGATAGGCGGTATCCGCAGGCCCTCTCCAGCCCGCCACCGCATCCAGATGATCGTCGCCGTCACGCCAGTCGGAGACCGGCGGATACCAGTCGATGCCGACACAACTGATCGCCGGATCGGCCCACAGCGGATCGAGGTGAAACACCACTCCGCCCGGATCATCGGCGTGCTGGACGGCGTTCCATTCGCTCCAGTCGGCCGCATAGGTGATCATGGCCGCCGGTCCCATGACCGCGCGACAGTCGCCGGCCAGGCTCCTCAACGCCTCGACCGCCGGATAGCCGCTCGCGCCGCGCACCCCGGTCAGGCCTCGAAACTCCGACCCGATCAGCAAGCCATCGGCCTCCGCCGCCACCGCCAGTCGCGCACAATGCAGCACCATCCGCCGCCACGACCATTCGTCTGGTCCCGAATAGGCCATGGCCTGGCCGTCCCAGGTGAAATCGCCCGCCTCGGCCGTCCCGAAGAAGGCGGAGACCTGGGCGTCCGCCGTGGCCGTCTGATCGACGGTTCCCGCCACGCCGGGTGCCGGATCACAGGTGACCCGACCACGCCAGGCGAAGGTCGCCTGTTCCGCCCCGCCGTAGGGATCGTCCAGGCCGTTTCCCGCCGGAATATCCATCATCAGGAACGGAGCCAGGGTCACCGCCAGCCCGCGCCGTTTCAACTCCTGGATCGCCTGCACCACCGAGGTATCGGACGGCGTGCCACCATAGGCGGGTGATCCCTCGATCTCTGACACCTCATGGGCCGCATCGCGCGCAACGCCGCACACCCGCCAGACCTGACCGGCCGTGTCCTTGGCCCGGCGGTCGACCTTCGGTCGGACCTCACAGTGCCCACACCTCAGGTCTTGCCCAAACCAGCTGACCACCAGCGTCACCCGCTGCAGGTTCGGCAGTTGCGCCTGCAACTGATCCAGCGAGACCATGAGATCGGCTCGGCCCTCGCGGTTGTTCACATTCTCGGCCGCCGTCCTGAACAGACCCTCGCGGCGCAGCACCGGTGTGGTCGCATAGACGAATTCGCCCGACCCCGGGATCAGGCACACGCCCTCCAGCCGGTCCTCAAGCCTGTCCTGACCCGAGCGCGGCCGCCGGAACACCTCGAAGGCCAGTTGCGGCACCCGGTCCCCGAACCCATCCAGCGGCAGGTCCTCGAACACCACATAGGCCAGGCCGCGATAGGCCGGGGCCTCGCCCTCGACAGCCTCGATCAGGGCGTCTGGAACCTGATCCTCAGTGCCGCGATGGACCCGCATCGTCACGCCGGAGGCATCAAACGGCTGGCCGTCGGCCCAGACCCGCCCGATGCCGTCGATCGGCCCCTCGCACAGCCCGACCGCAAAGCTCAGGGAATAGGCGTAGTCGACCGTCCTCGGACCGCCTTTGCCGGCCCGCCCTTCATGCCGGCGTTCACGAAAGCGGGCCGCCCAGACGATCTGGCCCGTCACCCTGACCCGCCCGAAGGCCGCCGGGATCGGGGTGCCTTCCGAGGCCCCCTGTACCCGGACCTGCTCCAGCCGGGGCCCGATCTGGCGCGGCGGCGTCAGCGACTGAATCGCCGCCTGATCGATCTGAGCCCCGATGGCCGAGCCGATCATCTGGCCCAGCGGACCGCCAAAATGGCTGCCGACCGCCGACAGGATCACCTGCGCCATTCAGTCCTCCTTCTCGGGAAAGGTAAAGGCCGCCACGAGCCGCGACCGCCACCAGTCGCCCAGCCAGCTCTCGGTCACGGCCCGCCCCCAATAGGCATGGACGATCCGCCCCGGTGGTCCGGCATGGCTGATCAGGGCACAGTGTTTGATCGTGGCCTCCGGGCTCATACGGAACAACACGACGTCGCCGGGTCTGGCCGTCTCGACGGGTACCTCGACCAGCCACCGGCGCGCCGCCGCCAGCAACCGTTCCTCACCCGACACCTCGGCCCAGTCGGCGCGATAGGGCGGCACGGCCTCGGGCTCCGTCCCATACAGCGACCGCCACACCCCCCGGACCAGGCCCAGACAGTCGCACCCCAGACCCTTGACGCTGGCCTGATGCTGATAGGGCGTGCCGATCCAGCTCATCGCCTCGGCCAGGGCGCGGTCCCGGGTCGCGCTCATCGCCGGCTTCCACCGTCATGCCGCCCGCCGGTGCTCGGCCGTGCGAACAGGAAATCATCGCCGGGCATGTCGGGGAAACCCTGAAAATTGGCGGCATTGGCAAACCGGTCGCGACAGGTCTCGAAGCGCTTGTCACAGGCCTGGCCCGGATAGGCCTCCAGGTCGACCCCGCACCGCCCGTCTCCCAGGGCCGCGTCGCACAGCCGGCTGAAACTGCGCCCGGCCACTCGGTCCAGTCGCGCCACCGGCCCCTCCAGCTCCAGCGTCAGACGCTCGCCGGCCATGACCATCCGCCGGACCTGGCCGACGCCGATCCGCACCCGCAAGCCGGGCTCGGTCCAATCCAGCCGCCAGGCCTCGATACGCGACCCGTCCCAGCGCCCGGCCCGGATGTCGGCCTCGACCGGTCCGTCCACATCCAGCACGCCCGTGGCCGAGGCCAGGCCTGCGTCCAGCCCCAGTTCCTGATGCGCCGCACCCGCCGTCCAGCCGCAGGCGGCTCGACAGGTCACATCCTCAATGTTCAGGTCTTCATCGTGGTCGGTGAACCCCAGCCGGCTGTCGTCCGCCAGGGTCACGATCCAGGCATGGCAAAGCCAGGCCGCCCCGCTTTCAATGCGGGCGGCCAGAACCTCAGGCACATCTCTCATGGCGTCAGATCCTGATCTCGATCAGCGGCACCGCCGCCACGCGTCCGGCCTCAAAACTCTCGAGGGTCACGTCGATCCGGTCGGCATCGAACCGCACCGGCGTGTCGAACAGGAAGCCGGCCGTGACCGACGCCCCTTCGTCCGGGGCCGTCGCCAGGGTCACCTCGCCGGTCGCCGTGTCGACACTGAAGGCTCCGACGCCCAGTTCGACTCCGTCGACGGCGACCCGAACCGACCCCTCGACCGGCTTGCGGATCATCCGCGCGTAGTCGCCATAGGTCCTGGTCAGCTGGAATACCGTCCGCGTCCCGTCCCCCTCGCCCAGGTCCTGATCACCCGGTTCCGGCTCGCCCGGGCCACTGCGGAAGTCCGCAAAATCCCGAAACCGGAAGCCGTGCAGCCGCCCTCGCCTGGCCTCAAAGAAGGTCGTCAGCGCCGCCATGTCGGCCAGAGACCTCAGGCCCGCCCCGATCAGATAACGCCTGCGCCCATGGGCCCACGGCGTCGAGCGCCGTTCAAAGCCGCTGGCCAGGGTCACGATCTCGGTGCGGCGCTCCACCCCGCCGGTCGAACCGAACGCCAGGCGCGCCGGCAGGTTCACCTCGTGAAAGCTCACGGCAACCTCCTGAATTGCTGTTGACTTGTTGATCGCGCCTCACCAGACAGAACACGGGTTCACCGGGGGCACATCGAATGCGCGGACAGATTCTGACCTTTGACGCCGAGACCGGCGGCGGCCTCATCAGCGGCGACGACGGCAATCGCTATGCCTTCTCGGCTCTGGATGTGCGCGGCGATATGCCGGCGACTGGGTCGTCCGTCGATTTCGTCGCCGCCGAGGGCTATGCCCGCGAGGTCATCGGCCTGGCCCCGGCCCCGGTCGTCGCCGCGGCCCAGACCGCCCCCGTCTCGGCCGATTACACCGGCGAAGACCTCAGCCTGTGGGCCTATTTCGTTCGCGCGGTCACCCAACGCTATGCCGAGGGCAACGGCCGGGCGCGCCGCAAGGAATTCTGGGGCTTCAACCTGTTCGCCTGGCTGCTTTCGCTGGTCCCGATCATCCTGTTCAGCGTCGCTGCCGCCGCTATCGATCCGTCGATGCAATCCGAGGCGGCTGCGGGGATCTTTGTGATCGGCTTCCTGGTCTTCGGCCTCTTCATGCTCGGCATCACGATCCCGAGCATCGCGGTCTATTCGCGCCGGCTCCACGACGTCGGCATGTCCGGCTGGCTTTATCTTCTGGCCTTCGTGCCGTTCGGGAACATCTTCCTGCTGGTGGTGGCCTTCATGCCGTCGCAGCAGCAGACCAATCCGTACGGCCCCATCCCGACCCCGCGACCGTATTCGGGTATCTAGGGCCGGCTGCCGACGCGCGCGGCGCGGATCAGGGCCTGGGCGATCTGGGCTTCGGACCGCAACAGGGCCTCAGGTCCGCCCTGGACCGTGACATTCACCGTCACGCCACCGACACCGGCGGGCTCGATAGCTCCGGTCGTGGCCGGGCGGAACACTTCCGGGCCGCGCTCTCCCACCAGATAGGCGGCACCCGGCGCAACCAGCCCCCCCTCCGCCTTCGGTCCGCCGAACACAGAACCCACGGCTGACGCCAGAGCCTCGCCCAGGCCGCCGCGTCCGCTGCTGCCGGCCAGGGCATTGATCGCCGCCAGCACCGCCCGCGCCAGTTCCGCCATCGTCACCTCGCCGTCCGCCGCCGCCCGCGCCAGCGACCGCACCAGGCCCTCACCGGCGCGCTCGAAACTGGCCTCGATGGCCTGGGCCGCAGCCTCGGCCGGTTCTTTCAGCCGCTCCAGCGCCGCGGCCGCTTCAGTGGCCTTGATCGGGACGTCGTCCAATCCGTCTGTCATCGCTCACTCCAATTCGCTTCGCCCCGTGAGGGGAGAAGCAAACGTTCCACGCACCGGAGGGCGAAGCCCGAAGGTCAGCGTGGAAGATGGGGGGCGAGGCGGCCATCAAACACCCTCACCTCCCGCCCATTACTTCGCCTTTGGCTCAGCGGGGCGGGGCGATGGCCTCTCCCGCTCTGCGGGCGAGGACTATTCATCCGGCCACCGCTCGACCAATCGCGCCAACTCGACCCCCGTCATCGCCGCCGCCTCGCCGGCACCGGTCAGCATCTGCCACTCCTTCAGCGACAACCGCCAGAAGGCCTCAGGCATCACGCCCAAACGGAGCGCCAGCCTCAGCATTGCGTCCCAACTCACCCCGCGGCCGCCTCGAATGCCCGCGCCACCGCCTCGGCCGCTGCGCGCGGCTCGGTCATCTCGGCCCGTCGCCGGGCCGCCATCGCCTCGGCCCCGCCGCCGACGATCAGCGCCGCCAAGACCGCCACCAGATCCGCCGCCGTCAGCACGCGCAGCCGATCCGCCAGGGCCTGAAACCCGGTCACCCCCAGCGCCGTCTCGATCTCGGCCAGGGCTCCCAATGTCAGGCACAGGTTGACCGGTTCATCAGCGATCACGGCCTCGACCTCGCCCCGCGCGCCATTCATCACAGCGCCTCGAACGTTAGCTCGCCGGCGCTGGCCAGGCTCAGCGCAAAGGTCGCCTCAGCGTGATCACGGCCCCGGCGTAGAAGCGGATGTGGTTGGGTCCACGGACCGGTTCCGCATCCTTGAAGCGCTCGTCCTCAGCCGCATTCTCGACGACGAGGACGGCCCCCTTGCCCATCGCCACGGCAGTCTCGGTGAAGCTGGCCCTGCTGGGCACCGCGTCGCGACAGATATTGGTGCCGCCGCTCAGTTTCAGGCCGTCGGCCCCCTGCAGCACCACCGTCGCGGCGGGCGTGTCGAACAGGGTC